CCTAAGTCCCACCGAGCTTGTAATACATGACTGAAACACTTAACGCATAGATTGTTATACTCATTAGCCATATATAATCCTTTCCGAGTCTACAATGCGTAGACTCACTTCAACCACCATGCGATAACAAACCCTACACAAACCCACACAAGAGCTTCAATAAATTTATCCATGAATGTCTTATCTCCCTTAAAAGATTCTAAACCCACACTATTTCTTATTTTCTTTTCTTCTGCCTGCCTTTGTTTAGCCCAATCGTTTAAGCGATAATTGCGTCTGACTAATGCTTTGCGTCGTAGGTCTGCATAATTGTGGTTAGCTTCGTTTAGTTTTTGGACTAGCTTGATGTTTTGATTAACATAAGCCACAGACTTTCTAACCTTGTCTACTTCTTTCTTTTGTTCATCATCTAACAAGTGACCATAGCCACCATATTTTTTATCTTGCATTTTACTATCTCCAATTAGTTTAAAAATATAAGTCTACAAAGTGTAGACTCAACATACATCAATGGACAAAGCTCTGCCCATTATTAACATTATACCCTAGTTCAAGCCTTTTGTCAAGCGTCGTGTAAGAAATTCTCTAACCATGTTTTAGGCTTAAATGTGCGTGGTTTTTGTGTTGTAAGTGCTTGATTTTAAACGAGGTTCATAGGTTCGGGGTTAGTAAACTTCCGTTATTGTCCCATGAACCAAGTTTTTGAAATGGACTTAGATGTGCTAAGTATATGATTTATATATATAATATATATTTAATATAATAATAGATTGATTAAAAAATAGGCAGGTTCATGAGTTCATATTGACTCACAATAGCGAATGGGTTTGGTCAAAGTAAAATACACTGCGAACTCCGTTCGCACAAAGTCCATTCTCACGAAACCTAGTGTCCTATGTGTTTAAACCATGAACTTATGAACCTTCGTTTAAAATCAATAACTTAGTAAAAGTAAAACATGAACTTGTTCATGAACCACATTTCTGCTTGGTCTTATACTTAGTAACTGGTTTCAAAAACTGGTTTCACAGGGCGAAAAAAAAGCCCACCGAAGTGGGCTTAGTTTCAAACTTAATATTTAGCAGGGTTATTTTGTAGCTTATGGTAAAAATCTAAATTTTCAATATAAGTTTCAACTTGATTTATTAAATCATTTTGTTCGGTTATATTTTTACAAGGTGGTAAAATTAAGCCTTTACCATTCATTAAACCTATAACAATCTTTTCTAAATCTAAATTATTTAAAATCATAATCAACTCCTTTAAAAAAAGGGCTACTTTCGTAGCCCTATAAAATTATGCTTTGCTATATTTAGCTATAACATCATCAAAAAGTTTCTTTAATAATACAGGGTTTTCATCATCAAACTTTTCAGACTTAGTTAAAATCTTTTCAAGGTCTTTAGCTAAATCAAAGGTTGCAACCTTAGTTTCCTTTTCTGAGTCTACACTAAATAGACTCTTAGCTTTTAATTGTAGACGCTTGATAACGGCGTTTACTTGACCTATAACCTTGTCTTTTCTAGATTGAGCTAATCCTGCAATAGCTTTTCCATCATCTGAACCAAAATCCAATTTACCTGATTTTAGCTTTTTAAAGTCCGTATTAATAAGCCAATTATTAGTAACAGCTTGTTTATGACCTTGATGCTTTTCAAAGGTTGCCTTGCTAACATAAGTCCAGTTATTTTCAACCTTAGCTAAAAAGCACTCATTATCTTTACCAGCACCTTTAGTGTAAGCGTCTACAATACCACCTTTAAGACCTGTTAACATTGGAACGGGTAAGTCTTTAGGGCTTACCATATAAAACTCTGCACAAGCGTTATAGCATAGTGTTGCCAAGTCTACAGATGTAGACTCATTTTCAAACGCTTTATTTCCAATCGTATAAAACTCTGCAACTGATGAACCTTCTTTTAATGTAGCTATTACTTCATTTTTAGTTGATATAACCATTTTATAATACTCCTATAAAGTTAAAAAATATGTATTGATGTTATCGCCACAATTTAAGTATGAACCATGTATCTATTTTGTCAAGCAAAGTGAGCATTGATGGACTAAGTAACCCACCCTATACCCACCTACCCAAAAGTTTAAGAAGGAGTCCCATAACAAAGTGCACCAAGATATGAACAAATAGTAGGCACAAATTCAAAACCCTGAAATAGGGAAGTACCCGGTTGCTTAAAAAATAGGCAAATCAAAAAATATTTTGCGCAAAAATTTGAAAACTCTTGCACCCCCACCCAGATTTTGATATCATACGATTTATGAAATATGACACTCCTAGACTAAAAGCAAAAGCCAAAGGCAAAAAAAGGTATGAAGGATTACCTTGTAAGTATGGTCATGGTAATACTAGATATGTATGTAACCAAGGTTGTGTCGAATGTCGAAGATTAAAAAAGAATGCCTTAAGACGTAAAAAGAATCCACCTCAAAAAAGAGGAAGAAAAGTAATTGAACGTACACCTGAATATTTAGAACATGTAATAAATAGTAGAAAACTATACCAAAAAGTATACTGGAATAAACCAGAAAATATAGGTAAACGAAGAGCTAAAAAAGCTAAACGTAGAGCTAGTAAAATTCAACGTACACCAAAGTGGTTAACCCAAGAAGATTTTAATATAATTAAAAAGATATATGCTGATGCTACACAAAGGTCAATTGATACAGGAATTCAATGGCACGTCGATCATATATATCCATTACGAGGTGAATACGTAAGTGGCTTACATGTGCCAAGTAATTTACAAATAATTCCTGCGGTAGATAATTTAAAGAAAAGTAATAAGCTATTAGATAGCTTTAGGGTCGAAGTTATAAACCTCTGAGTAAACATCTTTAATACGTAAGAACTTAGGTCCATGTTCATCAAAGTCTTTATCTCCTCGAACGTAGAGAGCTAAGTGAACCATCTCGTGAAGTAGGGTTTGGAATATAGTTGTAAAGTGTCCACATGAAGCCCTACTAATATGTATCTCCATTTCAATCTCATCAAAACATCCATAAATACCTGGATTCTTAATCACCACAAATCTAACCTTTGAAGACTTAGGCATTTTAAGTTTATTAAAGGGCGGCAGTTGACATGCCATATTATAGAGTATCTCTAAATTTTTTGGAGTGAGCGTTGTTTTCATAGGTTTTACTCTTGTGGGGGATGAATATATTATACCAAATTAAACATTGTATGGTACTACATTATTGGTTATATTATGTCAATAGCTGCAAAATTCTATTCAAAGGTGTAATCAGCGACACATGGTAAGTAAAAATATACAAGAAGTTCCCGAAGACGACGGATTTAATTCAGTAATCATGATGCCTGACATCGATGAGGATATTCCTTTACCTAAAAATGCAGCTGATGCTATGCCCGAACTAAGTGTCGATGAAGAAATTAAAATGCGAGCCAGTACTATAAAGTTAATATCAGATTTAAAAGGTGACAATATAGAACCCGATAAGAACGATATTAGAGAAGCAACTAGGTTAGCTGAAGAGATGATAAGTAACCCTACCCTAAGACCTGAGTTTGCCCACTACCCAAATGAAACGATGGCGTTCCTAGCAGGACTTGTTGCACAAAGTAACTGTATGATTGTGAAGGACTTAGCAGAATTTAAGATGTACGTCGTTAATAATTTAGTCCGCCTAGCAGAGGGAGCTAAGAACGATAAAGATAAGATTGCTGCGTTAAAAGCAATTGGTGAAGTAGACGGTGTAGATGCGTTTAAACGTAAATCAGAAATTACACACATATCTAAATCTATGGAAGAAGTAGAAGACAGTCTATTAAAAACATTAGCAAGTATTGAAGGCAAGATTATAGATGTAGAAGAAGTTGTTGATGAAGAATAGAAAGTTAACACCTGAAGATATTATTAAATTAAAGAATGCGCTTCCTCATATGACTGAGGAAATGAAACGCAAGACTGAATTAGAGTTAGCAGAGTACGATAAAAAATTAACACAAAAAGTAGGAAAGGTTAGGTTTTTAGATTTTGTTAAACATGTATATCCTGGTTATAAAGTTGGTGCACACCATAAGCACTTGGCTCAAATCTTTGAAGACATTGCTGCAGGCAAAAAGAAGAGAGTCATTGTTAACATTGCTCCAAGGCACGGGAAATCTGAGCTTATATCATATCTTGCTCCTGCCTGGTTTCTGGGAAAGTACCCAGATAAGAAAATTATTATGGCGTCACATACTGCTGACCTTGCTGTTAACTTTGGACGCCGTGTGCGTAACCTTGTTGGTAGTGAGTTGTATAAAGATATATTTCCTACAGTAGAGTTACAGGCGGATAGTAAAAGTGCATCACGATGGGGGACTAATTTTAATGGCGAGTACTTTGCTATCGGTGTGGGGGGCGCTCTTGCTGGGCGCGGCGCCGATCTTTTTATTATCGATGATCCTCATTCAGAACAGGATGCGAAGCTTGGACGTCCGGATGTTTTTCTACCTGCTTATGAGTGGTTTCAGTCTGGTCCTCTTCAGCGTCTTATGCCTGGTGGAGCGATTATTGTAGTAATGACAAGATGGTCTAAGTTAGATTTAACTGGGCAGATTGTTAATCAGATGGTAAAGAATGAAGGATCGGAAGAGTGGGAAGTAGTAGAGTTTCCAGCGATCATAGAAGATAAAAATGGTGAAGAAAAAAGTTTATGGCCTGAGTTCTGGCCACTTGAAGAATTACTAGCTAAGAAACAAGCACTTGATGTACGTTACTGGAATGCACAGTATTTACAAAATCCTACATCAGAAGAAGGTGCACTAATTAAAAGAGAATGGTGGAACATATGGGAGAAAGATATGCCTCCTCAATGCGAGTTCACCATCATGAGTTTAGACGCAGCACAAGAAGCAAATAATAGAGCGGACTATAACGCGCTCACGACTTGGGGCGTCTTCTTTAATGAAGAAACAAATAACTATAACATTATTCTTTTAAACTCTATTAAGGAACGGTTGGAGTATCCAGAGTTAAAAGATTTAGTGATACGTGAATATAAAGATTGGGAACCTGATGCATTCATTGTGGAAAAGAAATCTAACGGTGCTGTACTTTATCAAGAGATGCGTCGCATGGGTATACCTGTTGGAGAGTTTACTCCTGGTAAAGGGCAAGACAAAATATCAAGAGTTAATGCAGTATCAGATCTTTTCAGATCAGGAATTGTTTGGATTCCCGATAGACGATGGGCAAAAGAAGTTGTAGAAGAATGTAATGACTTTCCAAGTGGTGCTAATGATGACTTGGTTGACTCGACAACACTAGCATTAATGCGGTTTAGACAAGGTGGGTTTATTAGATTACCAAGTGATGAACCTGAAGATATAGCAAGTTATAAAGGTAATAGGAATAGGTTGTATTTAGTATGAATCCAGAATTAAACGAAGAATTTACATGGTGGTATGAAAGAGTATTTTTACAAAGCCCTAGTATGTGTGAGCTTAAATACGACGATGAAAAAATGTGGCAAGCATGGGTAGCGGGCTATAAGTTAGGTCGTGATAATGCTTATAAAAGAAAAGATATACCGATTGAAATCTTTACCATCCCAAAAGAAAAACATATTCATACGATGAATAAAGATAAGGATAAGGATAAGGAATGATTGTTTATGGCGCTAAACGAGTAGGCGGTAAGCTTTTATTAAGGCGGTGGTTTAGACTTAGATCTTCAGACAAACATGCACGATTAGATTTAGAAATGAAGAGGTTAAGAAAGAAATGGTGGCATTTTAAAACAAGATGGGACCCAGTAGATAATGATTTCAATTAAAGACAACTTAATACCACGTGATAAATTAAAACTATGTCATGCATGGTTAGACAAAGCTAACTGGGTTTATGGTTGGCCATCTAATACAGATATGCAGTTTGGACATTGGAATGTAGACATTGCTAAAACGGCTATTACAAATACAACAGAAATAAAAGATAGATTACCACAAGCATTTAAAGAAGTATGGAAAGATTTAAATAATAAACTATATAAAGATAAAGCAACACTTATCCGCTGCTATTCTAATCGACATACATTTGGTACAGAAGGTTATATTCATACAGATACTAAACGTAAAGAAGATCATACTATAGTAATTTACTTAGATGATTGGAATGCAAATTGGGGTGGCGAGACAATGTTCTATGACCCACTTAAAACAGAAATTATTAAATCAGTTATACCTAGTTATGGCAAAGTAGTTTCATTCCCAGGAACTATACCCCACAAAGCGGCAGCTATATCTAGGATATGTAGTAAAGTTAGAACGACGTTAATGTTTAAAGCAACGATAGACCCCAAAGCAATCTATGAAGCTGAAGAATTATTAACAGAGTTCTTAAAAGAAATTGGTGCTGATAAGAAGCCTCATAAGAACGGATCGTTGATGGATCACTTGATACGGGTGTTTCACATACTAAAATCTGTAGGGGCTAATGATATACTAGCGCTAGCTGGCGGTTTACATTCTATATATGGAACAAATGCTTACAAGACTGGGTGTTTATCATACACAAGTTGGAAAGTAGAACAAACATTTGGACCTGAAGTAGATAGATTAGTAAAACTATTTAGTAAACTAGATAGACCCAATGCATTAGAAAATCCGGACGGTTCATTAAGCGAGTTAGACTTATTCTTAATGAGATCAATAGAGTGCGCAAATCTATACGATCAAAGTGAACTAGACGCAGAAAAATACCCTAACTTGCATGAATTCGTGAAAATATTTAAAAAAGGATAACGTATGGCAAATATAGATAAAGGTTTATACCAAGCACCTCAAGGTTTAGAACAATTAGCACAAGGTCAACCTGATATTGAAATCGAGGTTGTAGATCCAGAAGCAGTGCACATCGGCATTGACGGAATGGAAATTGATATTGGACGTCAACAAGAAACGTCTGAAGACTTTAATGATAACTTAGCTGAACATCTTGACGAAGGTGTATTAGAGGAATTATCAGGCGATTTACTCGGTGAATACGAAGCAGATATCTCAGCTCGTAAAGATTGGCTAGATACTTACGTAGATGGACTTGAACTACTTGGTATGAAAGTAGAAGATAGAACAGAACCATGGCCAGGTGCATGCAATGTGTACCATCCGTTAATGACTGAGGCATTAGTTAAATTCCAAGCAGAGACTATGATGGAAACGTTTCCAGCGGCAGGTCCTGTCAAGACAAAGATTGTAGGTAAAGATACCCCAGAAAAAGAAGATGCGGCAGAACGTGTTAAAGAAGATATGAATTATCAGTTAACCGAGAAGATGCCAGAGTATAGACCTGAACATGAACGTATGTTATGGGGACTAGGGTTAGCAGGTAATGCGTTCAAGAAAATTTATTTTGATCCATCATTGGATCGTCAAGCAGCTGTGTTTATTCCAGCAGAAGATATCGTCGTTCCATATGGCGCATCTAATTTAGAAACAGCAGAACGTGTAACACATAGAATGCGTAAGACTAAAAATGAATTACGTAAACTTATGGTAGCTGGGTTCTATCGTGATATTGACTTAGGTGAACCTGCAAACGATATTGACGAAGTTGAGAAAAAGATTGCAGAGAAGATGGGATTCAATGCGTCTAACGATGACCGATACCAAATCTTAGAGATGCATGTTAACCTAGACTTAGAAGGTTTTGAAGATGTAGACAAAGACGGACATCCAACGGGTATTGCACTACCATACGTAGTGACAATTGAAAAAGGTACAGGCGCTATATTATCTATTCGTCGTAACTGGGACCCTGAAGATGAGATGATGTTAAAACGTCAACACTTCGTCCATTATGGTTACATACCAGGTTTCGGCTTTTATTGTTTTGGTTTAATTCACTTAATCGGAGCATTTGCTAAGTCAGGTACAATGATACTTCGTCAGTTAGTAGATGCAGGTACACTAAGTAATTTACCTGGTGGTCTCAAGTCACGTGGGCTACGAATTAAAGGCGATGATACACCTATTGCTCCAGGTGAGTTTAGGGATGTGGATGTGCCAAGTGGTTCTATCAGAGATAACATCTTACCTCTTCCATACAAAGAACCAAGTCAAGTATTAAGTATGTTAATGAACCAAATCATTGACGAAGGTAGACGGTTTGCAAGTGCAGCTGATTTACAAGTATCCGATATGTCAGCAAATTCTCCAGTAGGTACAACACTAGCAATTCTAGAACGTACTTTAAAAGTGATGAGCGCTGTTCAAGCTCGTATTCACTATGCTATGAAACAAGAGTTTAAATTACTTGCAGGCATTATCCGTGATTATACGCCTAGAGAATATAGCTATGATCCTGATGTAGGAGATAGAAAAGCTAAACAATCAGATTACGACTGTGTAGAAGTTATACCTGTATCTGATCCAAACGCTGCAACAATGTCACAAAAAGTAGTTCAATATCAAGCGGTCATGCAAATGGCACAAGCAAATCCACAAATCTATGATATGGTCGAACTCAATAAGCAAATGTTAGAAGTGTTGGGCGTTAAGAATATTGGTAAGCTTATTCCTGCAGCGGATGAACAACTACCGCATGATCCTGTATCTGAGAACATGGCTATATTTAATTTAAAACCGGTCAAGGCATTTATATACCAAGATCATCAGGCTCATATCCAAGTGCACCAAGCTGCAATGCAAGATCCTATCATTATGCAATCACTTGGTCAAAACCCACAGGCACAAGCAATGATGGCAGCAGCACAAGCTCATATTGCAGAACATATTGGCTTTGAATATAGAAAACAAATTGAACAACAGTTAGGTGTAGGACTTCCAGCTCCTGATAAGAAATTATCTCCTGATGAAGAAGTTCAGTTATCTCAACTCATATCTAAAGCGGCTTCACAGTTATTACAAAATAACCAAGCACAACAACAGCAAAAACAAGCTCAGCAACAAGCTCAAGATCCGTTGATTCAAATGCAACAACAAGAACTTCAAATTAAACAACAAGAAGTTCAAATCAAGGCTCAACAAGTTCAAGCTCAAATTCAGATGGAACAACAAAAACTCCAAACTGAAATCCAACATGAACAACAAAAAATTGAGTTAGAGAAAATGAAATTAACTTCTCAAGAGAAAATTGCTGGTGCTACATTAGGCGCTAAGGTTGTTATGGATAATAAGAAAACTGACACTCAAGTAGCTATGGACCAAGCTAAGATTAAAACTCAAATGTTACATGAAGGTATGAAGTTTGGTGCTGAGCAAGTACATAAAAATACTGAGCATCAGTTATCTTTAGCACAAATGAAACATGAAAAGGAAATCCAAGATAGTATAAATAAACAACAACCTAAGGAGTAATAAATGGATCAAACGCTTCAACTATTAATGTCTCAGATAGAAGAACGACGCAAACAGATGTTAGAAGGAATTGGGGACGGAGCTGCAAAAGATTTTGCTTCGTACCAACATGCATGTGGGTATATTCGAGGTCTACTCACTGTACAAGGGTTAATTGCAGATCTCGCACAAAGAATGGAGACATTTGATGAATGATAACGTGCTTACGTTAAATCAAGGGTTAATTGGTCCAGATGGCCGACCCCTTGCAGTACCAAAGATTGATGCAGCACCAGCACCAGAAGATATACCAATTGAAGAAAGAGGTTTACAACTTCCTATTCCAAAAGGTTATAGACTTTTATGTGCTATTCCAGAAGCATCAGACTTTTTAGGAAAATCAGGTTTAATTAAATCAGAAGCTACTAAGAAGGTGGAAGAAAACTCTACTGTTGTTTTATTTGTATTAGCAGTAGGTGATTTAGCCTATAAGGATGAAACAAGATTCCCTACAGGTCCATGGTGTAAAGAAGGTGACTTTATTTTGACACGTGCATATGCAGGTACAAGATTTATGATCCACGGAAGAGAATTTAGAATTATTAACGATGATACCGTTGAGGGTGTAGTTTTAGATCCTCGTGGTTACACACGCGCATAGGAGAAACATATGGCAGAGCAAAAAGATGGAGATATTGTATTTGAAATTCCAGAAGAATTGGAAGATAATCAAGTGCAAATCCAAGACAAAGACGAAGTTGTAAATGTCAATGTTAAGGAAAAAGCTAAAGAAGTTGATATCGAAATAGAGGATGATACGCCTCCACAAGATAGAAACCGTGAACCTTTACCTAAAGAAATCGTAGATGAGCTAGAACAAGATGACTTATCAGAATACTCTGAAAGAGTTAGAGAAAGAATGGCTCAACTTA